CGCTTTTTTATCATTCCAGAATTTGGAACAATAACGTAATCGTCACGTTCCGTAAGCTCATCACCTGAATTAAATTCCCCCTCAGGATCATCCCATAAACTAGTAACTGAATTAATAGGCCAAGCTTTAGTATTTACAACAGTTTCACCACCGTCAAAAAACTCTGTTCTTGCGGTTGTCTCAAACTCTCTATCGCAATAAGTTTCAATTTGCTTACTTATGTAATCAATAGCTTTCGTTATAAACTCAGTTGATTTTACCGGAAAATTATTACTTTCAGACCAACTAATAACTTCATCGGGTGTAACTAAGTCCACTTTACGTTACGTTTTTAGGTTGAGTAGCAGCGTTACAGTTAGGTTTAGTTGCAGTTGACGACCTTTTGTAGGACTCAGCCTCATTAGGTGTACATTCTATACATTCACCAGCCACGTATTTATGGCCGTTATGCATAATAACCGAACCCCTATTGACATATATAGAAGTTTTTTTAGGAATGTTGTTGTCTTTTTGCGATGTATTTCCCATTTTACTATCCTCTTACCCAGTTTGTAATTGACTAGTTCTTAAAATCCTAAAAACATTTTTAACCAAATGTTAAGGCACTACTTTAGAAAGACCAAGTATGATAGAAACACCTAAGTCAACAACCGGGGAAGTTCCGGTCATTGTACCCACATAACGTAAGTATTTTTTAGTCTCTGAACATTTAACCTCTATAGTCTGAAGGCTGTCAGCTGCATCAGTTACTTGCGTGAAAGTAGCCCCTGAAACATCTGACCAGGTAGAATCGTCATCAGACTCTTGAATTTTACCATCAAGAGTTGGGGTAGTACCAGTCATGGTTTTAGCGTTTTGGATAATTAACGCACTTTCATGTCCTTGACAATCAACACCGGTCCCTGTTGGGGTAGTAGTGTAACTATCAGACACTAAACCTAATGCTGTTGTAGTGTTATTTATTTGATCATTCATTATTCACCCTCGTATTAAATTATTCCTAAACTCTAATAAGGCTAAATCCTTATATTATTAAGGACGAACACCAATAATTTCGGTCAATGCGGTCGGTTGTTTTACTCCGATATCCATCATTTGAGTAGATGCAATCCTAGTTTGATCGTTAACTAATGCCTGGTCAGAGACATTAGAGGCAAGGATAAACAACCCGCCCCACATAGCAACAACGACCTGTGAGAAATCACCAGTATAGATGCTTGATGTGTCAGAACTGGTACCTTTAACTAAGGTGATTGGAATCTGAGTTGTCTTAGCAAAAGGTATCCCGTTAAGTAATTTACTATTATTATCTAAAATATAGTTACTTTCACCGTCAACTATTTTCCTTAAAGTGTTCCATGTTCTAGGATGAAAAGCCCACCCGGTATTCTCGTAATCATTGTTTTCTGCCAATAACATAGCATCGAACAAATTATCAAGAGTTGGGGTTGCCCCATTCGTGCCTAAATCAAGGGTGTTGATATTGGGTGTATTTGTGATCCCTTGAGGTTCGTTTTCGTTTCCTTTACCTCTTAGAACTGCCAAGTCCCAAGCTAAAGTATGAGCCTGAGCTATCAATTTACGAACCATACGCTCACTACCAACGGAAGGCATCCTAACTAACCAGTTAGATACATCAGTTAAAGCCCTGAGAGAGCGAGGTCTTAAACTGAGTTGGCCAAAACCAGGGTCAGAGGCGGCAGTGGTTCCGTTTTCATTAACCCAACCGGCGGTTGGCCTTGATTCGACTCTCTTAAAAACGAGTGGTGAACCTTTCGCATCCCTAATAAACTGAACTCCAAGGCGCTCAGACACAACTTGAGGCATAGCCAGTTCAAGTATTTCATTGGCGACTTGCTCAGGTACGAAAAAACCACCCTTAGAATCATCACCAACAGACATGGCATACTGTGACGAAATCTTTGCAGATTGTTCAATTACTTCTTTTTCATGGCCAGCACCAGACCAATCCCCAGAAAGGGAACATTTGATAGCTTTAGCAAAAGAGAACTTCTTTTTCTCAAGCTCAACACCAGGTAAGCTAATAGTAGGACTATTTTTTTCTGCCTGTTGCTTTTGTAAATCTTCAATTAAACCAGCGAGTTTACTTGTTCTTTCCTCAGAACCATCTACCTTAAGATTTACGTCATTAATGGACGACCTGAGAGCCGCTAATAAATCTTTAATTTCTGTTTCTAAGCTCATCTTTCACCCCTTGTTTATGGATTTATTTATTTCGGTTAATTCTTCAAATATAAAAGCGAATTTATTTTTTGATTTATCTTTAACTTTTTGTAATTCATTTCTAACTTGTAACTCATCAACTACCATGCAAGCAAGTTGCTTTAAATCTAGCTCTGAATTGGTTTTTTTACTTACGTCGGAATTACTGAATTTTTGACACATAATCATCGACAATTGATCATGGGAAACTAACCCGTTCTTGATTCCATTTTTGATTGCATTAGGGTCAGAACCCATAAGAACGCCGGAAAGTTCATATAGTTCAGCCTGTTCTATTAAACACCAAGCCCCAGTTTCTTTTGCTTCTTCATCTCCAAGAACGTTGAATTTTTTAGCATTAAAACCAACGGATACAGCATTTAAGAATTTGTTTTTGTATAACTTGTAAATTTGATCTGCAAAGGGATTTAGCTCTTCACTTGCAAACTCAATATCAAATACGAGCTTATTATCTTTAACTCCAACAGAATTAGCTTTCCCTATTGGTAACTCTTTATAGTTGTGCCCCCATAGAAAAACAGGATTTTTTAAATACCTGTCTAATTCCCAGCCATCTTGTTTTACTATATGCCCATGATCGTTAACAGATTCAGTTGAACCGGTAAAATTAATAACTCTACCGTCTTTTTCCTCTGATTCTGTTGCTAAATTAAGTATCATTTAATTTTCACCTTAGCTGTAATAGTGCAAACACAGTTATTGGTTTCGGCTGGTTCTCCGTTAGCTGTATCGCTAGGCCATCTCAAGCCGTTACTGAAGGATTCGTCAATTTTAACGGTTTCGCCGCCAACACCAGCACCGTTGCTATGGCTTTCTCTTACGTTTTCCTTGCCAGAGTTTAACCAAGTTTTACCCTCAACGCCAGCTTGACCGTAACCGGCCGTTCTCCCACCATTAACAGCGTCATTTGTTTCTGTTCGGGCAATGTTTTGTGCCCTAGTCCGTGCTTGATCGTAAACAGTGCTTAATCTGTCGGTTAATTGCTGAATACTCTCACCAGCTTCAACACCCTCAGCAATTTGTAGTATTAGCTGTTCCCTGACAGTATCGTTTATACCTGTAACGAAATTTTCTTTATCAAGTAAGAAATCGGTTACTAATTTATCATCGGTGGAAAAGTCAATACCGATGATTTTAATTTCTTCCATTGAAGAACTACCGCCAAGCTCAAGAGAATCTAGATAATGGGGTTTTGTCCTTTTGATTAACAACCTATCTTGCGTAGTCCAATCAAAATTTACAACATCATTTGCCCCATTTACTAAAATAGATAAAATCTGTATTCCTGTAGCATTCTTTAATTCATTTAACAACAATTTTTCCTGTTTGTCAAAAAATGAAACCATTTCCTTTTCAAAAGCTTTGACATTTTTCCTACTTTTCCTGTTTATTTCCACCCATTTAGCACGACTTAATCTTACATTTACATACTTATTAACAGAGTTATTAATATCTGTGGAATTCTCTTCTTTTTCCTTAGATAGTGGATTTTTTATAAGCTCAGCGGCTGAGATCAATGAAAAAGGAACCAACCAGGTGTTTTTCCAGGGTAGATTGTCAATATCAAGTTCTAATTTCAGGCGAGTATTAATAACGTCTAAAGTAACACCCATATTAAACAATACCTGAGCACGAGCAACTTTTTTGTCTTCATCTTCTTGTAAAGCCTTAATATTAGATGTGTTATAGGAAACAGAAAGTGTTGGTGAAAATCTAGCAAAAAACATAGAATTAAAGACAGAAGCAACTTTAACCCCTAACGGTATTAATGTTGCTTCCCATAACATTTTGATTTGTGCCTCAGAATTTGCATAATTAGCAAACTCAAATATACCAACCGTTGCTGGTGGTACGCCTAAAATGGCGGCGATTTCTTCACGGGAAAGCTTCTTACCTTCTATAAACTGCATGTCTTGCTGAGTCAACCCCATTTGCGTATACTTTAACCCACCAGAAAGAACAGCAATCTTATTAGAGTTTTCAACACCATTATGATTTGAGGTCCAGTTTTCTCTAATTTCTTTTCTAACATCAGAGCTTACATTTTTCTCGGTTGATAACACCCCTGATGGAGTTGCATTATTTTGAAAAAACTTACGGTTGAATAAACCGGAAAAGAAATCCATAGCAATTGTGTTTTTAGCAGGTTTTAGTGGGTCATGACCAATAATCATACTATTAGGATTCCAAGTTTTAATATGTAAAACATTTTCCCAGTGGATTTTGGTTTTTTCGCCATCCACCTCAAGTTCCCAAAAACTTGGCATGTTACGTTCTTTGTTAAGTACCGGCCTCAAATGCTTAGAGTGAAGAGGCCACATCGAAGAGGGTAACTTTGACGTTTTTCCATCAACAAGACCATCCATAACTATCATCGCATTCCCAGTTAAAGATACTAATCCAGCAATTGTTTCTTGAAAAAGGTTCCCATCCATAAAAGGGTTAGGGTGGTTAAATAAACTTAGTATTTTTTTATCTGTTGTAAGTTTATCACCTTCTTTAATCTCAAAAGGAGCAGAGGCGAACCTATTAACAATAGTATTTATACATGCAGCAACCCAAAGCGATTGTTCAAACGGGTCAGTTATCTTATCATTAGTACCTACTAACTGATTGAATATGGAATTAAATTCTTGTTGTAATGTAGCGTTTTTCTGGGTGGGTTCAGAGGTCAACTGACTAGCTATTTCGATAGCTAACAATTTAAGTTCTTCTTTATGCTTTTTTTTACTATTAAACATATTAAAATGATACGGATGGTAAAAATGTTATTATTGGCCAAAAAGCCATCATTACAGCGTCTGCCAAATCGGGCGATTTAGTCCCCTTACCTTTTTTGTTTATTATAATCCTACCACTTGCATCATACCTGTTTGTCGGTTGTGATAGTTGTGCTATTAATTCATGCCTACCACTTAAAGTGGATGGTATACTTATTAGCTCTGAACTGTTGTATTTTATTCCTTTCGTTATAGCGTAATAAGTACGCTCAAACCTTAATCTTAGTTCCCACCATCCCTGAGCTTTTAAATTAGCATAATAATCTTTTATTAATGGTGATTCTTCATCGAATTGTATTAAATTTTCATCTTCATTTAAGGGGTTGGTGGCAGCGTTCCACTTTTCTACTCTTAAATATTCAGGAATTGAGCCTGTTAATCTAAGGCGATTTGTTTCTGACTTAACACCAGCACCAACACCAATGCAATCATATTGTAAACTTGTAGATTTGTAAAGTTTTGAGATAGAAACGGCTTTATTCGCAGTATAACCGGTATCGCCTTCAGACCAATTTTCAATGTACTTTAATATACTACCTTTCCTGATGGCCAATGCGTTAAAATCTTGCCCCTCGTCAGCAATGTCAAGGGCTGATATTGTCTTACCTGTATCATCAAATCCAAGGTTGATGTGAGCATCTATAGCGGCATTAACCCACATAGAAGGAATAACAACACCCTCTACAGCGGCGGCGGCATCCCTGTCAATTTCTTGGGCAAATAATGCTAACATTCCACTTGATTCAGCAAGCTTTTTTCTTTTATTATACCATTCTTGTGTCTTATTTGGGTGATCCCTCCAATCTAAGATAAAAAGAAACAACTTATCAGTATCTATTTCCTTGTTCCAAATTACCCCCGACAACCTCTTTTGGTGAAACATGGTTGCCGTTCCATTTACTGATGATATGTCTATCTGACAGTTAGTATTATCACCTAAGGCGGCTTCTATTTTTTTTGGTCTTATATAATGTGCTGATTCATCTTTAAAATAAATCGTTGAACGACCACCACGACCTATATTGTCGCCACCCTCACCTTTAATAGTAGCACCGTTTTCAGGGTTAATTATCTTCATAAAAGAAGAGTGTACTTTTATGTCAAATTCCTCTGGTAAAAAGAATTTAGGTAATCCCCTTATTATCATTCTCATTTTTTCGAAAATTGAATCAGGGTCACCGAGTCTATCAACCAGTATTTCCTTCCTGGAACCCCAACCAATAGAAACCCCAGGCCGAAACAACCAAAGCCAAACAGAAAAAGCGCAACATATCCAGGTTGCGCCCATATCACGAGCCTTTTCTACAAGTCCGTCTCTTTGCTGGTCTAAGCATTCGAGTAAAAAACAAACAAACTCTTCCTGTCTTTTGAAAAGAATAAAAGGAGGGCTGGTGGGTATGTTTTTGTTTGAATTCCTAGGATCGTAGGTTGATACCCAATCATTTACAAACTCAATTGGTTTATCTTTATAGTAGGATTTTGCACCTATTGAATAGGAATGGTCGTTTCTTACAGCAAGTAAGATTCTACAACGGTTAGCATATATACCTGAATACGCAGGAGGCCATTCTTTATTGCTCATCTTTCAGTAATTGGTTATAAATGTCAGCGGCTTCCTTTTCACTCGTTTCTAGGGTTATTTTAGGGTTTGATACAATTATAGGACCACCGTTTTTACCAGTTACCTCTTTTTTGTCTATAAAAATCCCCATTGACATTCCAAGCAATCTTGACGCTGCAATTCTGTCTTTAAAAAACACTTCTGGTACTTCTATTTCTTGACCATATTGGTTTTTTACTGTAATGGCAACTTCATTATGCATTATACCTTCCCAATATAATTGTAGGTCTTCGAGATCTTTTATTTTCCTAAAAAGTAACTTTTGTTCTTTTTTATCCTGATCTCTATTTTGTATAGCATTGACGATCTTAGCCATCCTTAGGTTTTTACTACCTTGAACAGCTAATGCATTATCAGTGCCTTTATAACCGGCTAAACGGGCTGTTTCTGTTGCGTTACCGTTAAATAGAAGAACAAAAGCTTCCTGTAGTTTAGTTAGTTTGCTGTTCTTGCTTGGCATGATTTTCTAACTTATCTTTTATTTTCTCCAGCTCATCAAAGAGCCGGTCGAATTGTTTTTCTATGTCGTCCTTCTTAACATATTTATCAAGCATTGTTTTTTCTAAATCGTTTATTTCATTTTCAATGTTATGTATTTGGGAAAATAACATCTCTTTTGTTTTATCGTATCCGTCCAAATGCCTTTTAAGGGATAAACCAATCAAAGCCGCTATAATGGCAGAAAAGAAACTAATAACACCGAATATAATTGTTACTTTTAGAGGCCAATCCATCAACTAAATAACCAAATCGCATAAATGATACATAATAATACAAATGATTCAATCATGTTTTTCACAGTCAGCCGATATCACTAATCCGTAAGGCTTAATATTACTACTTATCCAAATTCCCTTTAACATGAAAATTCACCGCAAAGAAGTTAATTAATTTAGCCAAGAATGTGATAGCTTTATTATCGCTTTCATTCGGCGTTAAATTGGCTAATATTGCGGCGGCTGCGATTACCGTTGTTGCTATTGTGTAATAATCCATAATTTCCCCTCTTTTAATATGGCAATTGTTCAGAAAAAAGTCAATAAACGACAATATTTAGCAGGTGGCGTTTTAAAATGTTGATTTAATAACATCATGTAGTGTTATCATTCCTTTGCTTTTATTCAGCAACTCTTCTATTTTGCCAATTTTTGATGTGTTTTTAGAAAAATCTTGCTCTAAGACAAGTATTTTCTTTCTTAT